TTTTTTGATGACTTTGTAGATACATCTGCATTACTGGTATTATAATTTAAAGGATCAATAGGAATACCAAACAAATTAGAAGTATCTGCAATCATTTCTTCTCTGGCACCAGGTCTTAGTACAGATTCATTTTTTAATACTTCTGCAAGACCAGTGTCCCTAACAACTCCACCCATATGAAACTTAGGAATTTTTGATTCTTGATCCTCTACAATTAATACATCTGTACCAGATTCGGATGCATCTCTTGAAATATTAGGAACACTTTCAGATTCAGATTTATCTTGCGAAGTTGGTTCAATATCCAAATTAACATTACTAGAATCAATCTGCCTACTAAGAACATTCAAATCTCTTGATGCTTTAGTTAAATCGTTGTTTATATTATTGATCCCAAAAAGACCACCAACAGCATTATACAATCCCATCATTCCATTCGATACAAATCGGAAAGTTTTAACAACTCCAGTCCAAATAGATTTAATCTTATTAAAGATATTCGTAATAGATTTAATAATCTCAGGAAGTTTATTAGCTAGAAATCCTAACAATAAGTATCCAAAGAAACTTAATATTCTATCCTTTAAACTTGCAACAACACCACCAATTTTTCCGAATATACTACTAATAATTGGAACTTTTATTTTTCCCTTCTTTTCAACATTTGCTTCCAAATTCTTTCTTTCTATTTTCTTTCTTTCATTATCAATTAAATTAGATTTTTTATACTCTAATTTTTTTAATTTCTTATTAGAAGTAACCAAATAACTTTTAATATTGGTTACATTTATTTTTAACTTTCGTACTTGAGTTTCCATATCTTATACAAATATCCCCAACATATTAGAAACTCTTCTAACTTCCTCATTATTAAGATCGACAGCACTTATATAAGGTAATGATTGACCATTTACAGGAGGTGGAGCTAATCCTTCTCCTTGACTTAAACCTTTATCAAGTACTGGTGGCAGTACCTTAATGCTACCATCTTTCATTCTATTTACTGTACCACCACCTTGTAACTTACGAAGTTCTGTTCCTCTATTCAGACTTACATTATTTGCACCCGTCAATTTATCAGCTATTGTACTACCACCAAGATATCCCCCAATGCCCAAAATACCAAGACCAATAGCACCTATTACAGATGTTGTTGGTTCTGGAAATAATAACATACCAGCTAAAGTAGTTACTAATGCAGAACCAGCAAGACCACCACCAACGCCAGCACCAATCTGAAGATTACTCTGTCCTGCTTGTTTTCTATTATAAGCATCCAATCCCAGTCCAACAGTACCAAGTAATTTACCACCACCCTTAAATTTACCTGCCCACTTAGGCATTTTTAATTTACTAAGAGCTCCAGTTCCCGATGATCCTTTTAAATTAGCAATCTTAGAATAATCAGTTTTAGTAGCTTTTGTCAACCAAGAAGGAAGTTTACCTCCTTGACCTTGAAGAACACCACCTTTCATTCCCTGATTAAAAAATCCACTGACTCCTATTCTACCCCTTCTTAATAATCTTATCTTATCACCAAAACTTGCCTTTCCTGCTGTAAATCTAGCATCAGAAGCATTTAAGTTACCTAAAGATGATCTACCTCTCGGAGTGTCCCACCACGGTTTTGTAGATTTTCCTAAACCTTTAGTATCATGTCCAGTTGTAACTGAACCTGAACCTCCAGTAGTCCTCTTCCCACCAAAAACACGACCAAGACCTAGTGCTGATGCCAGTCCACGAATAGATCTGAATAAAAAATATAAATCTGCTACGGTCTTGAGAATTATACCTCCTATTACTAAACCAGCAATTAATTGCCAGTTTTTAACTATGGTATTAAAAAACTTCCCAACTTTATCGGTATTCTTACTTAACCAATCTAATCCTTTATTACCTAAAAATCCTGCACCTATCCAACCAAAGAACCCTAATAATCTACCAAAAATACCTTTAATAGGTGAAACAACTTTATCAAATGTTTTACCTATTACAGATCCTAATTTTTTACCCTCTACATTACGCTCAGCTTCTGCTTGCTTTGCTTTCTTAGAAGATGTTCTTATCTTGTTTATCCCTTCACTTTCTTTTGAAATTCTATTCGCAAAGTCTAATGCTAACTGATTCTGAATTTCTACAAGAATTCTATTAGTTTCAATTAAACTCTCTCCTAATGAAGTATTAGGACTTTGATCTACAGTGGTATTAGGATTCGACCTACGAAATATAGACGACAAAGAACGCATGGGTCGAAAAGACCCAATCCCACTAGAAAGTTTACCAATAGGACTCTTTATATTAGTGACTGTTAATTTTGGTCTTTGAGATGTCTGTAGGTTAATAAGTGCCACTCTGTTGCTTTTGCTTTAAGTTTTCTTCTTCAATATATTGCTGGAGAAGTGAAACATATATTTCTCTTTCCCACGGAATCATGTTTTCAAGCTCTGTTAGGCTATATTTATGATGTTGCATCAAGGAAAAATTTGTCCGATAGTAATTCTCTAGACTCTCATGAGCTAGAGCTAACTGAAAAAAGATGCTAGACCCTCTATCGTCACGTCACTTTTTACTTTAGTATTGGGATTGGTAACCTTAAGAGTATGAGATAACTTAGGCATAGTATTAAAAAAATCTTCAACTTGTTTGAATTGTTTAGAGTTCATTTGCTCAACAAAATCTTGCAATTCTTTTTTACTACAATCATTTGCATCCCATGCTTCTTCATTATTATATACTTGTTTAATACAAGACATAATAACATTAAGAGATTGTTCAACCTCACTTTTCTCTACACCCACTTCAAAATTAGTTTCAATAAATTGAGTCAGAGATGGATAATTCATTTGTAATGATAAATCATTATCCAGTTGAATAATATCAGAATGAGTATCAGATTTCTGAACTTTAATAGAATCAATATCTATTTCAATTTGAACCTGTGTTTCATTATCATCAGGACAAGTCACATTAACTTCAACAGTTTCACCAACAGATTTAGCACGAACATTTAGAAACAGATATTCAATATCAAATGTTGCCAATTTTTCAATCTTTATACCTCTACTTAAAATACAATCACTAAGAACATCCTTAATTGCATTTGTAATTTGTTTAGAATCTTCTGACTCTAAAGCCATGATTAAAATCTTTTCTTCTTTAACTAAAAAAGGTCTATATTTAATCTTTTTTCCACTAGAAGGTAGAACCAATTCATATGTTGGTGTATTAATTTTTGGTAAAGGCATAATATCCTAATAACAAGTCATATATTTATATAGCAGGGTTTTAACCAAGAACATATCGATCATAAGCAAACTGAACTGTTACCTTAACCAGATCAGCTGCACCATACTGAACAGGAATAGATATCATTCCTTTAGGGAAGGCATTAACAAACTCATACATTATAGCATTATCCCTATTCAAATCTTTATTAAATTTTATGATTGATAATGCTCCACATTTATACCCAATCTTATTATCTTGTCTCATAGGATAATTAAATCTCCTATAATAACTCATATTATCCTTCTTATTAATACCCAAATAATTATCATCACCAGAAATATAATCCATCCAACCTTCAAAGAATTTTAATGTATTATACTCCATATCCACATAAAAACTAAAATCACTATCAACATACAATCTATTATGTGCAAACTGTTGATTTATACCATGAAAATTATCCTTAACTTCTGCAGTAGCAAATGAAGTTGTTGGTAAAGTTGCTTCAGAACACATTATTCCAATTCCAGCACCAGTAGAATAATTTCTAGGTAACTCATAATACTGACGTAAATATCTTTGCAGATCTGCAGTTATACCAGAAATATTTACTTGATATTGATTATTTAAAGAAACCTTACTAATGTCCATCTTAGTAAGGGCACCCATCTTATATTTTGAAATAATCCCTGCCACTCTAAATACCTTATATTAATATTATTAAGTATTTAGATGTCTTATAAAGGAAGATATCAACCGAATAATCCATTAAAGTATAAAGGTAATTTTCGAAACATCATTTACCGTTCTTTATGGGAATTAAAGTTCATGAAATATTGTGATAGTAATCAGAATATTTTAGAATGGGGAAGTGAAGAATTTTGTCTTCCTTATAGATCTCCATTAGACAATAAGGTTCATAGATACTTTCCAGATTTCTATATTAAAGTAAGAGAAAATACTGGAAAAATTAAAAAGTATGTAATTGAAATAAAACCCCAAAAACAGTGTATTGAACCTAAAAAACAAAAAAAGAAAACACGAAGTTATATTTACGAAGTTCGTCAATATGCACAGAATCAAGCAAAATGGAAAGCTGCAAAAGATTATTGTCTTGATAGAGGATTAGAATTTAAAGTATTAACAGAGAACGAACTAGGAATAACCCGATGACAAATAGTTACCCCACAGACGATAAACACAATAGAATTCGTGGTGTTGTTAATAATTTAACAGGAATAGAAGATTCTGAAGATCTAATGTTAGAACTAATGGATGCATTAAGTGATTCAGTTTCTGCAATACCAGATGCTGGAAAATATTATACTTTCGTATATGCACCCAAAACATCTAATTTACAATATGATGCACATCCATTAGTTGCAGTTACTGACATACTTCGATGGGGGTTTAAAGGATTCAATTATCATTGGGGTGAAATGAGGCAATATACATGGCAAGAGATAGTTGGCCAAGTGTATGAAATCTATCCAGAGGAACTTCCTGATGCCAGAGAAATACCTTTTCAGAACATTCGTCTAAATAGTTAAAAATATAGGTCGATAATGAGCTTAAAAATACCTGATTCTTACTTAAATGATCCAAAGAAATTGGAATGGTGGAATGATCCCAACACTACTGATTCTGACAGACAAGATGCATGGAATGAATCAGGAATGGTTCAAGTTTTATCCAAGAGTGACAATTATAGAAAAGTTACTGATCAGGATGGTAATGAAGCTATAATGGAAGGAGGTGGTCCAAATTTAAAGGTAAAATCTCTAGTAGGAACAAATAAAGAAGTACAAAAGAATATAAAAGAAGGAGTTGAAGTTCCA